TCGTAAAGCACAACGTAAAGTTGTTGTACAAGCTCTTCAAGCATTGGTCAACAGTAATCAACAAATCCGTGATGAAGAATCACGTGTATTCAACTTGATCGCTTGCCCAGGTTACTCTGAGCTAGTAGGCGAACTTATCAGCTTAAACTACGATAGAGGCTTAACAGCATTTGTTGTAGCTGATACTCCTGCTCGTTTAACAGCAGATGCTACTTCATTGTTAGCATGGGGTACAAACCAAGCTCTTGCATTTGAAGATAACGACAAAGGCCTTGTATCAAGCGACGAATATCTTGGCTTCTTCTATCCATGGGGATTCACAAGCGACAACTTTGGTAACAACGTAGTTGTTCCTCCAAGTCACATGATGCTACGCACAATCGCTCTAAGCGATCAAGTTAGCTATCCATGGTTTGCACCAGCTGGTGTACGTCGTGGCGGTATTACCAACGCAACAGCAGTTGGTTATGTTGACGGCGAAGGCGAGTTTAACTCAGTTGCACTAAATGTTGGTCAACGTGATACATTAGCCAGCGTGAAAGTTAATCCGATTACATTCATTACCGGCACTGGTCTAGTTAACTACGGTCAATACACAAGAGCTCGTGCAGCTTCTGCACTAGATCGTATCAACGTAGCACGTTTAGTAGTTTATCTACGTAGACAGTTAAATGCACTGGCTAAGCCGTACATTTTTGAACCAAACGACAAGTTAACCAGAGATGAGATCAAAGGCGCTGTAGAAAGTTTAATGCTAGAACTAGTTGGACAACGTGCTCTATACGACTACCTAGTAGTTTGCGATGAGAGTAACAATACTCCTTCTAGAATTGATAGGAACGAGCTATACATTGATATTGCTGTTGAACCAGTTAAGTCTGTAGAGTTTATCTACATTCCATTAAGACTGAAAAACACTGGCGAGATCAAGGGACTTTAATCCTATAAATATATAAAGAGGAAGAATACTATGTCATCAGCATCATTAGCAAAATTTACAGTACCGTTGGACGGTCAACAGCCGCAAGGCTTGTTGATGCCAAAACTAAAGTATCGTTTTAGAGTTAGTCTAGAAGGATTCGGCGCTGGCGCACCAACACAAGAGTTAACAAAGCAAGTAGTTGACGTTACAAGACCAACAGTGGCCTTTGACCCGATTACTTTAGACGTATATAACTCACGTGTATACCTAGCAGGTAAGCACACATGGAGTCCTATCACATTAAACGTGAGAGACGACGTAAACGGTGGAGTCAGCAAGCTAGTAGGACAACAACTACAGAAACAGTTTGACTTCTATGAACAAAGTTCAGCAGCGTCGGGCATTGACTACAAGTTCTTAACACGCATTGAAATCTTAGACGGCGGCAACGGCGCAGATGCAGTGGGCGTTTTAGAAACATGGGAAATCTATGGTTGCTACCTAGAAAACGTAAACTACAACAACTTAGCATACAATGCCAACGAAGCAGCTACGGTTCAAATGTCTATTAAATACGACAATGCGATCCAAACAAGCAACAGCACATCTGGTATTTCTCAAGTTGCAGGCCGAACAGTAAACACATTAGTGTCTGGCGTAGGTTTATAATAAAAAGGCTGGCAACAGCCTTTTTTTGTGACCAATCATTATCTACGTAGTTAATAGTAGATAAATATTAATATGGCAAGCAAAGCACTCCGTCAGTTCATCGCAGGCGCTACTAATCCCAAGGGAAATGTTGGCGACTTTCAACACGCCGCTAGATTATTTGTAGACAGCGATCTACGTCTAACTCCCAAAGTCAAGTTCTTATATCACGTTAGTTTTGACATCAATCCCAATGCTCTTAAGAACTTCAGTTTAAAGTTTCAACATCAGAATGAAATAAACATGTTGGTTAAAGCAGCAGAACTGCCTAAGTTTAACTTGCAAACTGAAACACTTAATCAATACAATAGAAAGAAAGTAGTTAATGTAAAGATTGATTACCAACCTGTTACCATTAGAATGCATGACGACAACTTAGGTGTAGTTGGACAATTGTGGCAAAACTATTATGGATATTACTACGGTGATCAAGCCGCAGCAAATATTCCAGGCGCTTATAACAGAACTGCTATGTTGAACTCTAACTTTATTAGAGGTAGATACGGACTTGACAACAACAGTAGTATTCCGTTTTTTAACAACATTACCATATTTCAGCTGGCCAAGCGAGCATGGTACAGTTACAAGCTGATCAATCCGCTGATTACTTCATGGACTCATGATAGTCTAGACAGCTCTGCAAGTCAATCAAGTGAACAAAGTATGCAGATAGCATACGAATCAGTCGCATATGATACCGGATACGTATCACAAGGATCGCCACCTGGCTTTGCAATGGAGCACTACGATAAAACACCTAGTTCAATATCGTTAGCAGGCGGCGGAACACAAACACTGTTTGGTGGTGCTGGCGTACTAGCAGGCGCAGAAGCAGTGTTTGGTGCACTGGGCTCAGGTAGAGCATTTGAAAGTCCCGCAAATTTTATAGCCACAGCCATTACGGCAGTAAATACCTATAAGAATGCTAAAACGTTATCAAGCGCAGGCGTAAAAGGCGAGTTAACTAATATAGCAGTAAGAGGATTGAATACCGTGGCATCAACAGGTCTAAGCGGTTTACAGAACACTAGTTTTCCAGTAAACAACCCCAATACTAGCACACAGGCAATTCCTCGTAGCGTAACAGGAGGCGGAGGAGGCTAATATGTCTATTAATTTACCACCAGTTGATGCTACTGACAGCAGCCAAGAAGTTAAGAGCTTTTTTGACAAATACTTTAGACATCAAATAACTTTTCCCAGCAATCAAATCGATGCAGTAGTTGGATTTTTTTTAAAACGTGGATTTGACGAAGAAGCAGCTCGTAGTACGGGCATTGTGATTTTAAATCAAGCTAGGCTTGATGATGTAAACGTATTCAAACTATTAGACACCTTAAAAGGCCTAGCAGACGCACAGTTGAGTTCTGTAGTAACAGAAGTGCTAAACGCCTATCGAGAGCGTACTAGCACATTAGGTTATAAGATAACCACAGTAGAAGAAACTACTGAAAGCCGCAATATTAGGCCATGAGTCGATTTGCACAAGGCAAGTACACTGTAGAAAACCCGGAAAAGTATGTAGGTAATAAGAAGCCCACATACCGAAGTTCCTGGGAGTTTGCATTTATGAAGTTTTGCGATACACATCCTAGTGTGCAAAAATGGGCAAGTGAAGCAATCAGCATACCCTATCGATGTCCGCTTACTGGTAAGAGCACAATATATGTACCAGACTTCTTTATACAGTACACAGACAAGACTGGTAAGTCGTTTGTTGAACTGATAGAAGTAAAGCCTCAGAATCAAACACTTGCTGAAAAAGTAGGCAAAAATAGACACAATCAACAGCAGTATTTTAAAAATGTTGCCAAATGGCGAGCTGCACAGGCTTGGTGTAAACAACAAGGTATCAAGTTTCGTGTAATAAACGAACAAGACATGTTCCACAGTGGCGGCAGGAGATAAGTATATTATGACCAAAAAACTAGAAGAAATCTTAAATCTGCCCGAAAACAAAAAGATTGTTAAGAAAGCAGAAAAACCAGATATTGTAGAGCGATCACAAGCCACTGCTCCGTTGTTGAGAGACCTTTCAGAGTTTGATAAAATTGCTGCTAGCCTCCCACAAGTTAAGGGACTTGGCGATTTAGCTGACAGTGAGTTTGACGCACTTGCTCAACGAGCTACTGATGCGTATGATGACTTGATGGATCTAGGTATGAACGTTGAAGCAAGATACAGCGGTCGCATTTTTGAAGTAGCTGGCGGCATGCTTAAGAACGCCATTGATGCTAAAAGTGCAAAGATCGACAAGAAACTAAAAATGATCGAGTTGCAACTTAAGAAACAACAGATTGATCAAAAAGCGGGACAAGACGACAGCGTTGATATTCAAGGTAACGGCTTTATTGTATCTGACCGTAACAGTTTACTTGAAAAACTTAAAAATATGAATAAATAAGGTATCAGGACGTTATTATGAAATCATTCACAGAGTATCTAAAAGAAGAAAAAGAAGCAAAGAAGTATACCTTCAAAGTCAAAGTGGCTGGCGATTTGCCCGACAACTGCGAAGACTGTATGGAAACTGCTTTACAAAAATATCAAGTTTGCAAGTTTAGTAAAGGCAAGAGCACACCTATCCAAGCTAGTCTTTTAGAGTTTCCTAACATTAAAAATTCGTCAATGACCATTTTTGAAGTTGAACTAGATTATCCAACAACCAGTGCAGTATTATCAGAACTGTTGGCCAACTGTACTGGCATTTCAAGAGATTGCATCCGTGTACGTACACCGTTAGAAGAAGCTAATGCTGCAATCGAACAAGAAAATGTAGTTGACGAAAAAACTGATAGAAAGGCTTTGCTTTCTCAGGACTACGGCAAAGAAAATAATCAAAGTCTAGTAGGTGACAAACAAGTGTTGTCATTGTTAAGAGACTTAACAAAGAGTAGAAAAAATACCCAGCCAACGCAATATAAAGGCGTTAACGATGTATTGCTGGCTAAAAAGTTACATCAAGAAAAAGCAACGGAGATGCCTAAAGCCGGACCAGCTCGCGGCCTGTTTGCATCTAAAGGAAAACAAAAATGAATTTTCAAGAACTTATTCAACGCATGACTGACATCGATCAGTCAGTTACAGAAGCCGACAAGGCTGATAAAGATTACGACGGTGACGGCAAAACCGAAAGCGGCAAAGACGAATACTACGGTAGTCGAATGAAAGCTGCTTTTCCTAAAGACAAAGAAAAAGAAAAAGAAGTTGACGAAGCATTTATCGAAGGATGTGGTGCAGATATGCCTAGCAGCATGATGGGCATGAGCACACCTAAGCAAAGTGATTCGGTAACTATGAATCTCAGCATGAACGGAAGCGGCGCCGGCGGCATTGCAGATTTGATGGCTATTCTAAAAAACATTGACAGTAGTTCGGACGATATGGGCGATGCAGAGATCATTATCCCTATGGGTGGACAAGGCAGCGATGGCCCGGAACTCATTGGGGATGACTACGCTAATACACCTGATGAAATGTATATGCAACACGATATGGATCAAGGGGGCGATTTAAATAGACCTAAGAAAGCATATCCTAAAGCTGCTGGAGGAGACAATCCTATGGCTTTAGAAAATTTAAAAAACAGACTAGGCAATCTATACGAAGTTGTCAAAAGTCGTTAATAGGATATAATCCGCTCAAAGAGGCCCTGGTGGCCTCTTTTTTATTGTAAATAGCTATATGGCAAGTAAATCACTAGACGGCGTTTTAACCAAAAAAGCCCACACTAAAGAAACATTCACAGAACGACACATTGAAGAACTAGTAGCGTGTTCTTCTCACGATGACGGATATCATTATTTTTGTAGGAACTATTTTTATATACAGCATCCTGTTAAAGGCAAAATGCTATTCCAACCATTTGAGTTTCAAACTAGATTATTAGATGCGTATCACGGACATCGATTCAATGTTAACATGTTACCTCGACAAATGGGAAAGACTACCTGTGCCGCAGGATATCTACTGTGGTTTGCTATGTTCCATCCAGACCAAACTATTTTAATCTCAGCACACAAGTATACAGGCTCCCAAGAAATTATGCAGCGTATTCGATACGCTTACGAACTATGTCCTGATCACATACGCTCAGGTGTAGTAAACTATAACAAGGGCTCTATTGAGTTTGATAATGGATCACGTATTGTCTCTACAACTACTACTGGCAACACAGGTCGTGGTATGTCTATTTCCCTACTATACTGTGACGAGTTTGCATTTGTGCCTCCAAATATTGCCGATGAGTTTTGGACGTCAATCTCTCCTACACTAGCAACTGGTGGACGAGCAATCATTACTTCAACACCTAACAGTGACGAAGATACATTTGCTATTATTTGGAAAGAAGCAAATAAAAAGTTTGATGAGTTTGGTAACGAACAAGAGATCGGACTTAACGGATTTTTTCCGTTTACCTGTGCATGGAGCGAACATCCAGACCGCGATGACAACTGGGCATCAACCGAGCGTGGCCGTATTGGTGAAGAACGTTTTCGTCGGGAATACAACTGCGAGTTCTTAGTCTATGATGAGACACTGATTAACAGTATTCACTTAGCCGGTATGGAAGGTAAGCCGCCTATACTAAACATGGGACAAACTCGATGGTATAAGAAACCTACGCCAGACAACCTGTACATTATTGCATTAGATCCTAGCTTAGGCACAGGCGGAAACTCGTCTGCTATCCAAGTGTTAGAACTGCCAACATTCCAACAAATTGCAGAATGGCAACATAATCTAACACCTATTCAAGGCCAGATTCGTGTGCTAAAAGACATTGTAAAATATCTTATAGATGAAATTGGTATTGACAACTCCGGAAATATCTATTGGAGTATTGAGAATAATACTGTTGGTGAAGCAGGCCTAGTCTGTATTAAAGACATTGGCGAAGAAAACTTTGGCGGATTATTCTTATCAGAGCCTGTACGTAAGGGGCATGTTCGTAAGTTCCGCAAGGGCTTTAACACTACGCACGGTGCAAAAATCTCCGCAGCAGCTCGATTAAAGTATCTAATCGAAAGTAATAAGATGAAGATTAATAGCAAACCACTAATATCCGAACTTAAAGCATTCATTGCATCTGGTGTAACTTTTAAAGCTAAATCGGGCGAACAAGACGACTTAGTAAGTGCTATGTTACTATGTGTTAGGATGAGTCAAGTGCTTGCAGACTGGGATGTTAGGGTGTTTGACAGTATAAGCACCGGCGATACAATGATGGGCGATGACGATTACGAAATGCCAATGCCTATCTTTATTTCGTCTAATTTAGGCTAAATATCAATATGAATAAAAACTTCAATCTAATCGCAAAAGAACTGTTTGGCAAGATTCGCACACAGTTCCCTAAAATTCAACTAGGTGATCAGGATAGCAAAGTTACTAGCAAGACTGAAGATGCTAGGTTTTTTGACTTTGACTATATGTACGAAGGTACATCACTGGGCAGAATAACTGTAAACTTGTCAGACGAAGACGGACTTGTTGTCATGTATTCTAATGACATTGTTGAAGGCCAATCTGAGTTTGTTAAAAACAACTTCTTTGATTTTATTAAAGAACTTAGAGAGTTTGCTAAACAACGTTTCTTAAACTTTGACACACGAGACATTACTAAGAGCAACTTAGATCGCAGAGATTTTAACTTTTTATCGCAGAATACCGGAGAAGGCAATATGACCGAGAGTAAACTATTTGGTACTAGTAAAACTAGCTACCAACAGCTAGGTGATTCAAAAATCATCTTAAAACACAGCGCCCCTGTTAATCAAGCTAACCCAGCCGGCAGAACACAGCGCATTGAAAGTATCTATATTGAAAATGCACAAGGAGAACGTTTCCGTTATCCATTTAAGCATTTGAATGGTGCTCGTGCTCTAGCACAACACATTGGTCATGGCGGAAATCCGTATGACAGTATTGGACAACACGTTATTGGTCTAAGCGAAGAGTTAGCACAGTTACGTAAGTTTAAAGGTTATGTAGAACGCAATGACACCATTAGCGAAAATATGGGATCTATTCACAGCAAGGTGTTAGAACGTATTGATTCAGTTAAAAAAGAAATCTATAACCTACAGCACCCAAGCCGCTATGAATTATTTGCAGAATCATTTAAAGAGTCTTTAGCAAAAGAAATTCCTGAAGATGTTATGAATGATTGGGTTGATCGTTTGACTATCCGTAGTTTCAACGAAGAACTAAAAACTGTATTTCCTTATATCTTTAGACTAGTTGACGAAAGCGATATTCCAGTAAAAGAATTATCAATCGAAGATCTAGTTACCGAAGAAGACCTTGCTGATACAGATACCGGTTACGGAGAAGTTAAAGAGTTTGCACAATACGAAAACTTTTTAGATCAAATTATTGAACGTACTGATATTTTCAGTGACAAGGAAGACAGTCAAGGTGCAGCAGTTGACAAACTAAATCAACTAATAGCTGAGCCGTTTCCAGTTGGTCCAGACGGTACTAATGCCATTGAAAGTCTGTCAGGTATCATTGAAGACGACGAGCTAATGGACATCTTTAAAGAGCTAGCAGATGTAAGTCCTGACAGCGATGTAAGAGACATCTTAAAAGATTACATCCAAATGAAGGATGAAGAAGAAGGTACTGATGTACTGTCAAAGATTAACTTTACCGAAGAAGAACCAGGAATGGACGGTGCCCCAGAAACTCCAGAGGAGCCAGCACCAGCAGCAGAAGTTCCTCCAGCAGAGCCAGCAGCAGAAGTTCCTCCAGCAGAGCCAGCACCGGCAGCACCACCACAACCTGTAACTGCTGATATCTGGGGTGAAAGTTTTACTAACGCAGTTAACAAGGCTAAGAAAGCTGGAGCAACAGCAGAAACAGTTATTCGAATAGCAGGACAAGACATGTCTCTAGGCGAAGCTATTACCAAAGCTGGTATGAAGGTTGAAGATGTATTTGGCAACAAATCTGATGAACTTATTGAGTTTGTCAAGTCAATGTACAATAGAGAAGAAGGCAACTTTCCAAAAGGTGAAACCGGTGTACTGATTGCGTGTGAAAAGAAGTTTGGTGAAAGCTCGCTTTCTATTGCTAAAAAGGTAATCGGCAAGCTGCATCAAATCAGTGAAATGACTAGAATGAAAAAACTAGCTGGACTATCACGACAGTAATACTATATGGCTCTAAACTGCAAAGAGCCATTTTACAACATAGAAATTACTACTACCGGTGATGTACATCTATGTTGCCAAACTTGGCATCCTAAAGTCATTGGGAATCTTTTAGACAACAGTTTAGAAGAAATATGGCTTGGTAGGGAAGCTCGCAAAGTACGCGAGTCTATCATTGATCAATCATACACCTATTGTAATCTAGACATCTGTCCATCATGGATTACAAAAACTATACCTACAGATACACTAATCAATACAGATTATCCAGGATGGGTTTGGCCCGAGGGAAAGTCTATACAGTTTCCATTGCCTGAGCTAATAAAGTTTAGTTTTGATTCTAGCTGCAATCTACAATGTCCCTCTTGTCGCAGTACTAAGAAACAATATTCTCCAGCCGATTCTGCATACATTAAATCAGCTATCATCCTTGAAAAAATCAAATCTGCCTATTTGCCTAAGCCGTCTGATGCCAGGTTCAAGTTTACAGTTACCGGCAGTGGCGATGCAATTGGCAGTCATTTATATCGAAACTTTCTTATAAATCTAGACGGGTCGTTATTTCCAAATATGAGTATTAATTTGTTAACAAACGGAGTCATGCTCACTGAAAAGATTATCAATCAGATGAGCAAGATTCACGCTAACATACACACTATTGCTATCAGTGTAGATGCTGCTACAGAAACTACTTATAACACTGTGCGTAAAGGCGGAGACTTTGAGCAGTTAAAGCGCAACATCGAATACTTAAATCAGTGCCCTACGTTAGCTCATACAACACTCAAATATACATTTGTTGTGCAACAAGATAACTTTAGAGAAATGAAACCGTTTGCAGAATGGCTGTTACAATATCCTCGATCGCAAATTCGATTCACACGAATGGTACAGTTTGGCGCACAATCAAAAATACATTTTGAACAACAGAACTTATGGAACCCTAAACACCGGGACCATGCAGAGTTTTTTGAATACATCAATCAGGATTGGATAGATCATCCTCAAATAAACTGGTCAAACATACAACACAAGCCTACTGCCACTGCTTTAGTGTTTCGGCGAAATTTCTCTCAGATCTAACCACGATTTCTCTTGCAATGCTAAATAAAAGTGCGTATAATAACATATATGCACTTTTTGTTTTAGGATAGGCTTAAAACAAATACAGGCAAAACTAAAAACTTTATTAGGCTAACAATAGGAGAACATCATGGCAACATTAGCTGAAATTCGCGCAAAACTCAAGGAACAAGAAACCCGCAGTTCCGACGGTAATCAACGTTCAGGTGGAGATAATTCAATTTATCCATTCTGGAATCTCAAAGAAGGTCAAGAATCAGTAGTTAGATTCTTACCAGACGGTGATGCAGACAATACATTTTTCTGGATCGAACGTCAAATCATTAAACTACCATTTGCTGGCATCAAAGGCAGCACAGAATCAAAACAAGTTCAGGTCCAAGTACCCTGCATGGAAATGTACGGCGGCACTTGCCCAATCTTGGCAGAAGTTCGCGGCTGGTTTAAAGATCCAAATCTCGAAGATATGGGTCGTAAGTATTGGAAAAAGCGTAGTTACATTTTCCAAGGTTTTGTAACAGATGATGGTTTGAAAGAAGATGCGCCAGCCGCGAATCCTATCCGTAGGTTCATTATCGGCCCGCAGATCTTCCAACTTATCCGCGGTGCGTTGCTTGATCCAGAAATGGATAACCTGCCAACTGACACTCTACACGGTGTAGATTTCAAACTTGCTAAAACTAGCAAGGGTGGCTATGCAGACTACTCAACTAGTTCGTGGAAACGTCGCGAACGTCCGTTAAGTGACGACGAGCAAGCCGCAGTTAAGGCACATGGCCTTTACAACCTCAAAGACTTCTTGCCTAAGAAGCCCGGAGATGTTGAACTCAAAGTTATCAAAGAGATGTTTGAAGCATCTGTTGATGGCGAACCATATGATATGGAACGTTGGGGTCAATATTTCAAGCCAGCCGGTATGAGCCAAGCTACAGGTGATCCTAACACCAAAGCAAAGCCAGCCGCATTGGCATCCGACGATGAATCATATGATGATGATGCACCAGCTGCCGTAGTCAAAGCTACACCAGCTGCCACAGCAAGTGCGCCTGCAAGTACAGGTGGCCGTGCTGAAGACATCCTGTCAATGATTCGTAATCGCAAGCAACAATAAGTCTGAAAACCGATAAGGGCCTTGCGCCCTTATCGCCATCTTAGGAGTATAACTATGGCAACAAAAGCATTTGATTTAACAAAGTTTAGAAAAACTTTAACTAAGAGCATCGACGGACTCGGTGTTGGATTTAATGATCCAACAGACTGGGTCAGTACCGGCAACTACGCTCTTAACTACTTGATTAGTGGAGACTTTACTAAAGGTGCACCGCTGGGAAAAGTAACAGTATTCGCCGGTGAGTCTGGCGCAGGTAAATCTTATATCTGCTCAGGCAACCTTATCAAGGCAGCACAACAACAAGGCATTTATGTAGTGCTAGTTGATAGTGAAAACGCACTTGATGAAAAATGGTTACACGCACTAGGTGTTGACACCAGTGAACAAAAACTATTAAAACTCAACATGGCTATGATTGACGACGTGGCAAAAACCATTAGTGAATTCATGAAAGAATACAAAACTATGCCCGAGGAAACTCGTCCAAAAGTATTATTTGTAATCGATTCATTAGGCATGTTGTTAACGCCAACTGACGTTAATCAGTTTGAAGCAGGCGAAATGAAAGGTGACATGGGTCGTAAACCTAAAGCACTTACCTCACTAGTTCGTAACTGTGTAAACATGTTTGGTAGCTATAATGTTGGATTGATCTGTACTAATCACACCTACGCTAGTCAAGACATGTTTGATCCAGATGATAAAATCTCAGGAGGTCAAGGTTTTATCTATGCAAGCTCAATCGTTGTAGCTATGCGTAAATTAAAACTAAAAACTGACGCTGATGGTAATAAAACTACAACTGTTAACGGTATTCGTGCAATGTGCAAGATTATGAAAACACGTTACAGTAAACCTTTTGAAACAGTACAGGTTGAAATTCCTTACGCAACAGGTATGAGTCCGTACAGTGGCCTAACAGACTTAGCAGAAGCTAAAGGTATGTTAATAAAAGATGGCAACAGACTTAAATACGTTTCTACAGATGGTACAGAGCTAAAGATGTATCGTAAAGAATGGGAACGTAACGAACAAGGCGGTTTGGATAAAATCATGCTTGAGTTTAACGATGCACCTGTAGTACAATCTAATGTAGATCCCGAAACTGGAGAAATTTTAGAAAATGAATGAAAATCAAATTGCAGATATTTGGATGCTCTTCAAAGAGTATGTTGATAAAAAGGCTATCGAAGCGTTAGGTGAGAGATATATTGATCTTTTAGCAGATCATGGCATCACTGACAAACAACTTCGAGCATCTATTGGGTTTGACGAGACCTTAGACGAGGCTATCGAGTATTATCTTGATCAAGACACTGTCGACGATGACGGCGATGAGGAAGATAACTGGGACTTTGACGAGGCTGAAGAATGATTCACGATTTCATTGAAATCGACGAGGCATAAATGGGTT